GGAGTACCCACCCTGAGTACCTGTCAACACCAAAGCGCAGCGATGTGAGGAAGAAAGTTTCTCAGATGTACAAGGCGAGCAAGGGAAGAGGGGGTGGGTGATGAATGACGAAGAAATCCAACGCTTGATCGGGGTCGCAGTCTCGCGGTTCAACCGCTACGGCGAGCAGCCCGCTGAAGCCGTGGCAGAAGCCCTGTCGTGCGCCGGGGGGTGGGTACGCTGCGCTGATGTGCTCGACATCGTGAAGGCGGTCGATGCCGCCACGAAAGATGAGGTGAGTGATGTCCTTTAAGCACAAGTTCCCAACAAGCGTGACGATGATTGGGTACATCGAAAAGGCAAAGGCGCTGCCTAAAACAAAGAACAATGCCACGCTTCGTGTTCGTGCCAGCCTGTACAACCCCAGTGAGCAGTTCAGGATGTACGACCTACGTGTTCCCATGATGGCGTTTGGGACACCGGGGAAGATTCTGTTGAATGTCGAGAAGACCGGTGAGTTGGTCAGCGTGATTGGTCGCCTTGTAATGGCGAAGGGGAAGAATGGCACAAAACTTGAAGTGCTTGTTGAAAGAATCAAATCACTAGATGAGGAGCAGGACTATGGAGTGGATGAAGCTCTCGGAGAGCAGTAACTATTGGATGCCAGACATTGCCAAGATGGTTCACCACAGACTGGTGCAACCAGCGAAGCTACGCAAGAGTGCCCATTTATCAGCCGCTATAGGGTCTACAATCCTTCGGCAGCTTTCGGATACCCGTGAGGTTACCGGCGGGTTGAGGCTGTCCTCAAGCGGGGCCTGTGAGCGTCAGCTTGCATATGGGTACCATCACACTGAGGAGAATGGGCACGGCATTGATGCCACCTCTCGCATTGCGTTCGCTATTGGGGATGCCACTGAGGGGTTCATCACTGCTGCTGTTGCAGAGGTATTCAGTTCCGTTGATGGGACTGTCTGGAACATCGGGGAAGAACAGGAAACCGTTTCCCTGGCTGTAGCCCTTGAGCCCGGTCGTGTTGCGATGGTGTCTGGTCACCCGGATGGGTCCATGATTGTTCAGCGCAAGAGCGGTGAGGCCACAGAGTCTGTGAGAGCAATCCTTGAGGTGAAGTCCATGTCTGACTATGCCTTCAAGAAGTTCAGAACCAGTGGGTTGACCAAGGCCGACTCATACTATTGGCAAGTCCAGGCTTACATGGCTGCAAAGGGGTTTGACTATGCCTACCTCATTGCTTTTGGTAAGGCTGCGACTGCAAAGGAAGCGTACATAGACGAGGAAGATGGGTCATGGTGGCCGTTGTTCCCCGTACATGGACAATGGATCGAACGTGACAACGAATGCGTTCAAGAAATCAGGGAGAAGTTTAGACGAGTAATCAAATCAAGGGTACCCGAGAACATAGAACGCCCGTATGGGCCGAACAAGAAGGGGAGGCTTTCCTTCCCATGTGACTACTGCAAATACTACAAAACCTGCTTTCCAAACACCGAAGAGGTGGCTGAAGAGAGCAAATGGCTACAAAAGAGCACCAAAATCAAGGTGTATGTGAGGGACGAAGATGATCAATAGAGTTTACCTGCTTGGCACTGTCAAGTCCGAACCAAAGAAGCGTGGCGCTGCCATTGTCTTCACAATGACAACATGGAGGAACCATCACGATGGACGTAGATTCGACTCCACACACACTGTTGAAGTGTTTGGTAAGAACATTGCGCTCACCGAGGAGCTTCACGAAGGGGATATGGTGGCTGTTGACGGCTCAATCAAGCACTCCTCTTACGAGAAGAACGGTCAACGTGTCTGGTTCACAAGCATCAATGCCTTCTCTCTTAGCCGCACTGATGGCACTGGTGCGAAAGAACAGAGATCGCAGGGTGTCGAGGTCAAACAAGGGGCCGCACCAGCGGAGTATCCTCCGAGCCAGAACCAAGAGAGCAAGCCGGTTGAAGCTAAAAAGTCCGGTGACTACCCTGGGTTTAGTGAAGAGTATGGATTCTAGTCTGGATGATACGGCTGGAAACATCCGCGTTATCCCGCATACAATCCCCTCTGTGTCCCATGCCGTTGAGGCAATACAGCATGACAGGATCACAACTGTGATGGTGGATGTGTATGGGGAACTCATGGGTGTCCTGTTCCTAGATGAAGGAAATCATCTGTACTGGTACAGGGCACCCAAAGAGGGGGCCTGCTTGGGGATACCAGACGAGGCATTCGATATATGGTGAACAAGCGCAAACCGATCAGCAAGCGAAGGCGCAGGCCGATGACTGTTGCCCGTGCCTTGCTTGAAAACAGGGTTGAGGAGTGTGGGGGCTTGAGTGAATCAAGCCAGGAACTCTTTGACAAGTATGGTTTGCGTGTCACCTACCATGTCCTTCACAACTGGCTGAAAGGCTGGTCTGCTCCGAACGGGAACCCAGCCATCTCTGATTGTGGAAGGTTCTTGGATGCGCCAACACGGTTCTATGTGAACCAATGGATAGGGGTCAAGAGTGATGAGTGGTGGTGGCAACTTCTTAAAGCTGAGCACCTGAAGGAAGTTGAAAGGGATGACCCTTATGAACTTCTTGGTTTGAGGCCACCAGAGTAATGGCTGTCTTTCTTGGCATAGACCCTGGGAAGGACGGTGCTGTTGTTGCACTGAACGAGGACGGCACCGTTGCCTCCTCTTGGCTGACGGCGCGGGACTTCACCATCCGGCTTGGGAAAGGAAGCAAGAGGGACTACACAGAGACTCGAATGGCTATGGCTATGGAGTGGCTTGCAAACAAGTACGATGTACAACTGGCTGTGATCGAACGTCAGTGGGCAAGGCCCAAGCAAGGAGTGTCCTCAACCTTTAGCTCTGGCTACGGTTATGGGCTTTGGAAGGGGATTCTCGCCAGCAAAGGCATTAGGTTCATTGAGGTGTCACCAAATACATGGACAAGTAAAATACTTAGAGATGTCCCTGGTGATGGGAAGAACCGGTCGGTGTATGCGGTGATGAACAGGGTTCCTGATCTTGATTTGACTCCAGGCAAGAAGCGCAAGCCACATGATGGTCTTGCTGATGCCTGTTGTTTGGCTCTGTATGGGGCCGTCACTGGGGTGTAGCGCAACTGGCAGCGCATCCGGTTGTTACCCGGAAGGTTGGTGGTTCGAATCCACCCGCCCCAGCCTACTTGCTAAACAACGAGAAGAAAGATGCCACTGTACGAGTACCTCTGCGAGTCTTGCGGAAAGAATGTTGAACGCTTTCAAAGGCACACCGACCCAGCACCCTCTTGCGATAAGTGCTTGAAGGCCATGAAGAAGCTCGTCTCTCGCAGCAGCTTCAACCTCAAAGGAGTCGGTTGGGCTAAAGACAGCTATGGATTGAAAAGAAAATAGTCCCCCCCCGCCCTCTGTCCACATCATCTTTGCATGAGATGATTCCTACCGGGCAGTGGGCAGGGTGCCTCGGTTCTGGAAACCCCCCAGGGCCGGGGCTTTTCTATTTGCGAACCAAATGAGCCGCGTTACGCAGCGTATGCTGTTCCTGTTTGCAGCAATCCTATCCCTCGGATTACTCACCCGGCACACAAGAGCTTACTACGGGGCTCAGTGCCGGGTGTTTTTTTGGTACACATGAAACAAAAGACACACCTCCGATGTGATAAATGTCGCAGACGGTACCCGATCACCGCCCTCAAGAGAGAGGCACTCTTTGTCCTGCCGCATGGATGGGTGAAGACCGGCTCTGAGTACGCCTGTAAGCGCTGCTCGGCCAATCAGAGTGGTAAGGCGCTGGTCTCGCAGTCAGGACGCCTCAGAGGGCTTGCAACTGGTGTGCCAGAACATATCCATACAGCACGATCTTATTAGTCACTGATGCTGTAGCTGAAACGGTCAGGCTACCGCCGATCGACAACCCTGGAACAACCCCCAGAAAGCTACCAGCAGCAATGCTGATATCAATGATGTTGTCCGGGTCGGTCAAGCCACCCCACTGAAGCGTGAGGGTCACAGAAGACGAATGACTGTTGTGTGCGTACAGGTAGATTTCATCAAACTTGGAATCATTGTACGTGTCACCATGGATGTGAACTATCTCACCCTGTGCGGTGGCGTCAGTTGAGGAAACCTTGATGCCGGTTCCCTGTGTCGATCCCGACAGGGTTGTTCTGACTGAGGACACGACTACCGGCTACAATCAGCGTTGGTAGCTTGGCAAACAGCCGCCATGTTAATGGCCTGCTGCTGCTGAAGTGCCATCATCTGAGACTGCAACTCTTCCATCTTGTCCAGTCTCTTTTCAACACCCTCGATCTTCAGATCGATGATCTCTTGGTTTTTGACGCTTTGCTCAAGAGAAGAAACACGACCGTTTAGCTGCTCTGTTTCCTCTGCGGTAGCCTCAAGGGTCCCGTAGGCAATGCCAGCCACAAAGATCACGCTCACCACGGGGGATACCCAGCTTTTCATATCAGAACTCATTTGAAGCCCCCTGAGCCGTATTGATAAGCAGCGCTGAGGCCAACGGCAACAACACCGACTGTGACAAGTGTTTCAACTCTACCAAACCAGCGCTGTGTTGAGGGCCTTTCAAGAAAGGGGATGGGTTTAGATTGCTCCTTCAACCTCTCTTTATACCAATCTCTCTCCATCTCCAACATCTTGGTATCAATGGAATACATTTGCGCAACAGCCTCGCCCCATTGCTCTGTGGACAAGAGATCGGCATAGTCAGAAAGGGGCACAACCACTGCCGAACACGGGGCGACAGACGAAGAGTTCAGCAGTATGTCTGGCAATGGTTGGCCCAGGCTGACTGGGTAAACCTTCTCGCATTCCCCGGGCACCCTTTCGGGTGGTGGCGGACGAAGAATGGGAGAGGCAGCTAGGGCTGTACCGAGAAGAAATGACACAATCACTTGCGCCTCCTCCGGGCATTACCCAAATCAGCCAAGGAAGAAGCAGGTGCAGGACCACTGATTGCCTCATCAACCCGGTCCACTTCTTCCTCAAAAGTTTCTTGAACATTGTCACGGGCAGCCTCAGCAGCCGTGTTCTTTGGTGGTGAGTGGCTTCCGGTACCCTTCTTAGGCTTCTTGCTTCTCGGGAACAACAAGAAGATAAGGGCAGCAATCGCCGCCCCAATCCCAAGAAAGAATCGCCAGACTTTGCTCACATTACTTATTTGAGAAGGCTGCAAGGGCCTTTTCGGCACTATCGCCAGCAATGTAAGCAAGGCTCAGGTAGAGCCACTGAGTAGATTCGAGAAATCCAGCCGCCAAAAGTCCAGTGCCCAGGGCGAGAGCAGTAATACGTCGCCAAGAAATCCGGTTCTGGGAACAGAAAAAGGTGTCAATGGTCTTCTTAATCATGGTTGGTCTCCAATCAGGTACTCAAAACTTTTACTGATACATCGCTAGTGGGGCTTGTGGCAGAGGCAGCACTGCTGGCGGTCAACGCAGCCGGACTGGTAACAGCCCAAACACTAAGGCCAGGAGTGAACGCTATGCCCGTACCAAGCACGTAGGTCAGCTTGGTAGATGCAGGAGCATAAAACTGCCACGAAGGGTTTGTTGTGCCGGGTGTCGCGGAGGTAGCGTCAGCAAACTTTACATACGTTGCCGCTTGGTTTGCTGTGTTGTCGATCTCCACAGCGTAAAAGCTGCCGGCTGCACCAGTAACGTTGCCCTCAGCGGTAGAGTCAGCGTCGGTGTCAATGACTAGTTTTGTCCCAAGTGGATCAGCAATCGTACTTAGAGTAACGCCCATTATAGCCTCCTAAGAGCAAACGATGGTAATGATGAGGCCACCAGACGCAGGGTTTGCTGTCTCAAGTACAGGCCCGTTCGCGGTGGTCCAAAGATTCAACTGAGAAAAGGCAATGCCACCAGGGATTTCAACACGCTTCGCTGTAGTGGCCGGAACAGCCCAAAACATGTCTGCCAAACCAGACGTGGAGTTTCCAAGAACGGGTGAAGCGTAATCCTGCAACCGGATTATGGCGACAGAACCAGACTTGTTGTCCATGTCAACGGAGTAGAGTGTGCCAGAACTACCAGTCACATTCTCCTGAATCGCAGAAGAAGGTGAGTTTGTGTTGTCGTATGAAACGATCTTGTAGTCGATCGCCGCACTGTTAAATCCCGAAACCTTGAGTGCCATCTAAAGCTCCTATTGCTCAGCCCAAGCGTGGATACCATCAGCAAGAGCCTTCCCAATACGGGACAATCCCGAATCAGTCAGCAATGCATGGTGAGAATCAGTATCAATAAAACAAGGCTCAAAGCAAACAGCCACAGGAGACTGTACGCCTCTGACTGTGTTGTACGCATTTACTGTCCAGTCGTCAGGTTGCGCTGGTATCACCTTGATTCCGCCCCCAATCTCGGGGC